TTGGCCCGGCGCAGCTCACCGCGCATCAGCTTGATGTCATAGGCGGCATTGAAGCCAATGATGACGTTGCGGTCGTCGATCGCCTTGGCATAGTTCTGCAGCGCCTCGTCGATCGGCACGCCCTGCTCCTCCAGCATCTGCTGCGTCAGGCCATTGACGCCCGATGCCTCATCGCTGATGGTCCAGCCGTCCGGCTTGATCAGCCACTCGCTTTCCCGGATGGTGACAAGATCATGATCGAGCCAGATCATGCCGATCTGGGCGGCGCGCGGCTGCCCCGGCGCATCGGCCGGTTTGGTGTAATCGAACAGCCCGGTGGTCTCGATATCGATCGCCAAATGCAGCGTCATGCGTCACCCTTGTTCACTTCCTTGATGAGATTTGCGAGCCCAAGCGCAATGTTTGCCGCGATGACCTCGGACAAAACCTCGCGCGATGTCTCGCGTGGATCGTTGCAGGCGAGCATCGCGCCTGTCATCTGCGCGAAGATGGCCAGCATCTGCAGGAATGTCAGCTTCTCGCCGTGATCCGCAACAACCTGTTGCAGCGCCTTGAACATGGCAGTCTCGTCCGGCGTGACGTTGCTCATGCGCTCTTCCCGGTGTGCTTTTCCAGCTGCTTCGGCGTCACCTCGATCAGGCTCGCAGCGAGATCGAGCACCGCCCATTTCGATTTCTGAAACTCGCTCCGTCCCATCGCGGCGACCGACTGCGACATCGCGGTGTATTTCATAATCACCGGGCCCCGGACCCGGATGATGGTCGATGGATCGAGCGGAGCCATGAATGCGGCGACGACGGCGGCGTCGCGCTCGGTGTCGCAGACGATCTCGTCGAGGTGAAAGAAGCCGGCCTCGATCAGCAGCTTCTTGCGGAAGATGTCCTCGGTCGGATACTTCTTCTCCAGCCGCTCCGGCAGATTGCGCCATGCCTCGTGCAGCTGGGCGAAGTAGTGGCGATGGCTGTTCATGTCCCGCTCCTGCTCGGGATCGATGATCAGGATTTCGCCGGCACCGAAGAACTGCTGGCAGTGCCGCATGTCCGGACCTTGCGGGACGAACGAGGCGCCGGTCCAGACCACATGCACAGGGCGACGGGTGATGGTGGACATCAGTAGTTCCTCAGCCGCTCGACCAGCGCGTCGAGTTCTTTGTTGAACGCCTTCAGCCCCACCGACAGCCGGGCGATAAAGTCTTCATCGCGCTGGACCCGCACGACGTAGAGCGGCAGCTTGGGCCAGCCGATCACGAGATCGCACCATTTGCGCTTACTGATGTAGAGATTGCCCTGCACCTGCGCGGTGTGCTCGCTCGGGAACCTCTTGGTCTCCAACATTTCGATCAGGATGTGCGGCTCGGCCGACTTGAACTCGACCATGCCCTGATCGCCGATCCAGCCGTCCGGACTGCAGCCGCACCGGCACAGCTCCGGGTTCATTCTGACGAAGCCGATCCGGGTGGTGTCGATGGCGTTGTCGAACTCGTACTGCTTGCGCAGGATCGGCTCGAACTTCTCCTTGCCGTCCTTCATGCGCTCGTTCGAGTAGTCCGCCATCACCTCCTCGGTGACGATCTCGCCGGCCAGCTGGCGCAGGTATTTGGTCCGCATCTTGCCCTCGCCTTGGGCCAGCACGTCGGCAAAGCGGCTGGCGGTCGGGATGCCCCGACGCGCCTCGTGCCACTCCGGCGTGCCCTGCTCGACGTCGATGATTTCGTATCTGGCTGACATGTTCTCACCTAAACTCGTTTTTCGGCGGCTCCGTCTTGATCGGTTTGTCGCCCGGGAAATCGGATGTTTCTTTCGCCGCCTTCTCGCGCGCCTTCTTGTCCTTGAGCTTGCGGTTCAGCTGCGCCTTCGCTTCGTTGAAGCGCAGCTGCGGGATGTCGGCGAGGCTGTCGACGCCGAACAGGATGAGGAAGCGGGCGAGATCGGCGCCCGACTCGGCGACCAGTTTGTCAAGCAGGTTCACCTGCGCGGTCGTAAGGTGCTCCAAGCCTTCGGACTTCTTGGCGTCGTCGTCCTCGCCCCGGGTGATGATGTTGAGCAACAGGCAAGCGGTCTTGCGCTGGCCGTAGCTGGTCGAGGAGTTGATCGCCTGCGCCGCGTTCTTCGATCCCGTGGTGTCGTGCTGGTAGGACAGCGTGGTCTCCTCGCGGTGCCCGCCGCGCGACAGGATGCCGGTCACGGCGACGCGGCCTTGCGGATCGGCCGGCGTGCGGAACGATAGCGCGAAGCCATACCGATGCAGGATCGGCCGGACGCACTCCATGATGTCTTCCCACTTCGCGTAGGGCGTCTTCTGCTCGATCGGCCCGGTGCGCTCGCCGGTCTTGGGGTCCTTCTTGCGGATGATGATGGTGCCGTTGCGATCGATGATCGGCAGCTCGGGCTGCAGCTCGGCCAGCGCCGCATCGAACGAAATCTTGGCGGCGCGCTCCTCCATCGAGCGCTGCAGCGCGACCAGCCGCTCCATCTTCTCGACCTTGACGCGCGGATCGGCCGCCGCCCGGATGATCGCATCGACCAGCCGGTTGGACTGGGTGTTGTCGACGATCAGCACCGGCTTTGGTCGTGCCGGCAGCGTCGTCTTGCTCACCACGGTTTTCGTTGCCCTCTTAGCCATTGCTCACTCCCGATTTTTTCGTAGCAGTCGGCGATGTCCATCGCCTGTGAACGGCTGACCAGTCGGAGGGCCCCGCCGCATATGCCCCCTTGCATGCCGCTGCGGAACACGAACCACAGCGGGTCGATGTCGACGCCGTCAGGAATCCAGTTCAGGAACCCTCGCGCGCATTGGTCGCAAATGATGACCGGCTGCGGAGCGGGCGCCTGCTCTTCGGAAACGGGCGAGATGGTATCCTCGATTTCGATTTTTTCGGCTGCTCCAGCTTTCGGAACTTCTTCGCCAGCCATGTATCTGATCCCTTCGCGGTGACAGTGCGCTCAGCATCGGGTTTGCGTCCTGTGGTCTTGTGGCGGTGATCCGGAATAGTGCGGTAGACCAGAAAGCGCGGATTATTGGCGTCCGGGATGTAGCCGCCGTTGCGGCGCCGCTTCCGCAGCTCCAGCGCCGGATCATGATCGAGCTGGACATCCTTGCCGCCGAACAGGGCTTCAAGCACCCAGTACAGTCGCTTGGTGTCCGACCAGCTCCGCCGGACGGCATCGTAGTGCGACCACCATTGCGTCGATATCCGGGTGCCGGCGTTCTCGGCCTGCAGCTCGGCGGCGCGCAGACGCACCGTCACCGGGATGTATGGCCGCATCAGGATTGCCATTGACCTTTCCTCAACTGTTGTCTGACCAGCTCGGCGGCTTCCTCGCTGAGCGGTCCGTTCTCCGCGATGAAGCTCTGCACCATCACAGCCTTGGTGTTTCTATCCCTCAGGTAGCCGAGCACTTTCAGCAGCACCTTTTCGGACGGGGTCACGGCATCCTCCACGTCTTTTGCGCCTTGATGACCTGCCTCTTGTGATCCCGGTCCCATTGCCGGCCGCGAGCGTAGAACGCCTCATTCGCCGGCTCGCCATTGATCCGGGCATCACACCCGGTATCTGAGGCGATCAGCCACTTTGCCGCCTCGGAGGCGTTCTCGCGGCCACCGGCGGCCAGCGTGTGGCCCAATGCGTGGGCCCCGGGGTTGGCGACCAGCCCGCAGGATGACACCCCAGAGGGGTCCATTTCGAGCGCGGGGCACGGTCCTGTCACCCGCCTGAAGACGTGCTGCCCGAGCGGGCAGAGCGTCATCATGCAGCACAGGCCGCACCTGTTGCAGGCCTCCCCGTGCGGCGGCTTCTTGAGCACCGCCGACCGGGGCGCAGAGACGATTCGGCTCATCGTTATTTCCCTAGCCAGATGATGACGGTGCGGCGATCCTTGGCGTAATGCCCGGTCTGTTCTGGATCGCCGGTGATCTGCCAGACGCATTCGTGATCCGGCGGCAGCTTGCGAAGGTCGGCCGACAAGTCGGTCTTGTGCAGCCGCAGACAAGCGGTAAATCGTCCGCTGCGGCCAAGCAGCCACCCGCCGGGCCGTAGCTCGGCGAGCAGTTCCTTGGGTGTGCCATTCTTCCACATCAGCGCTTGTTTGCATCCTTCAACTGTTGAAGCTGAAGACGCCTTGCGTCTGTGCGTGGCGTGATGATGCCCTCCACGGCAAGATGGTTATACTCTTCCAGCTCATAGTCCTCGGCGCACTCTGACCACCCGCCGCATACGCTGGCGGGCTTGCTGTATGAGATGAGGATGAACACCGAGATGATGAACGCCGCAATCTGGATCAATCTCACCGCGTAACTCCCTTGTTGCCGACACCGATCTCGGCGCCCTCCATCTGAACCTTGTGGCCGGTTGCCCGGGCCCAGCCGCGCAACGCCTTCTCGATCTCGGCGTCGGTGAAGTACGGACGCAGCGCGTTCATGTCGAGCTTGGCGCGGTCGGTCAGGATCGCATAGGGCTCGCGCGCCGTCGTGAGCAGGACGCCGCCGCCGCCAGACGTGACACCACGCACCCGGGAAATGTCAGCGGGCTTGACCAGCGTCGCCAGCCGGGCTTCGTCGGCCTGCTCCTGCGCCAGCTCGGCCTGTGCCTTGGCGAGCGCAGCTTCACCCTCTTTCGTCGCCAGATACTCGCCCTTGGCGGCTCTCGTCTCGGGACTGCGGGCGCGGGCAGCCGCCCGGGCGGCCTCGTCTGCCTCCTCCTGTGCCTTGCGGAGGCGCGTGGCTTCTTCCCGGGCGACCCGATCGCGCTCCTGCTGCTCGGCGAGCAGACGGGCGCGTTCCTTGTTGATCTTCTCCTGCTGAAAGTCGTCGATCGTGGCCTGCAGGATGTCGGCATCGCCGGGCTTGACCGAGCGGTCGTTCTTGTTGCGCTTGCCGATCAGATCGCGCATGGCGAAAAAGAAGCTGTCGACGGCGTTGCCGCCGCGCAGGAACGGCTGCTTCTCAGCCTCACGGAACGCCTCCAGCCGCTTGTCGAGATCGCGGAAGCGCTTGATCACGCCGCCGCGCTCGACCGCCTCATTGTCCGAGGTGCACTTGGTTTCCTTGAGCGGGGCAGCCTCGGCGCGCAGCTCGGACAGTGCCTTGGCCGATTCGGCGTAGTCCTGCGCGAGGCGGCTGTTGACGATCTCGGCTTGGTCGACGCCGATGTTGTCGCCAACGACGGCACGGGGATTGCTGATGTCGGTCATGTTGAAGTCTCCGGTTAGACGCCGATATAGACGGCGAGGATGATGACGATGAGGGTGACGACGACGGCTTGGCCGGCGCAGATGGCGATGTCGTTCAGGAAGTCTCGCATGCTTGCTCCGTGATGACCTTGGAGGCGGCCTTGCGGATCAGCTGCGGGCGGTTGCCGCAGCCGCGACGGTTCGGACGTTTCACCCACCGGCCTTTGACAAGGCGAACCTCGATGCCGACCCAGATGTGGGCCAGATCGGGATTGCCGGTTTCACGGACAGAATAGAAGCGATTGTCGGAAGTTTCGACGATCATGTGATGCTCCAGTCGAGCCCCCTTGGCTCGTGCCGTCTTATAGACGCATTGCGGATGCCTTGTCAACCCCATGTTGACCTGCTAGGAATGGGAACATGAGGAAACCCAGACCCGTGCCGAAGCGCCCCCGGCCGAAAATCGACGAGCGCGACCGAAATGCCTACCAGCGGCTGCTGGATAGCGGCTATACCAAGATGCGGCTGGGCCAGCTGGTCGGCATCAGCAAGCAGGCGGTTACCCGCTGGCAGGCCGTGCCGCTGAAATACGTGACCCCGCTGTCGAATGCCACTGGTATTCGCAAGCGGGATTTGCGACCATCTGATTTTGCGTGATTGCGGCGTTCTCCTCTCTGCCCCCGAGAAGCCCGGACGCCGTGATGATGGGGGTCGGTGGCTTACTTTGACAGGTTCACCGCCGACCCCCTGATCATTCCACGGAGGAGACCAACGATGGCAGCCAGAAAGCCCAAGCCTAAATCCAAAGCCAAGCCAGCCGCAAAGAAGACAACGAAGAAGACAACGATAAAGAAGGGTGACAAGGCGCCCGAGATCGCGATGCGCAGCCGCCGCGTCAACGAGGAGAGCAAGGCGCTGTTCCTCGATCACCACCTCCCCAAGGTCGCCCGGCTTCGCGAGCTGTCGAACACCGCCAACGCCAACCTGCGCAACGGCTACAAGACCGCGAAAAAGGACGGCTTCCTGCAGCGCGATTTCGACGTCGCGTTCCGGCTCAAGAGCCAGACCGGCGAGAAGCAGATCAAGGCCGAGATTGCCCGCGACATGACGATCGCGAAGTGGCTGGGCTACGGACTGGGCAAGCAGCTTGACTTGTTCGTCGAGGCCGACGACCACGACATCGAGATGCAGGCCTATGCCGATGGCGAGGAGGCGTCCCGCACCAACAAGCCGGCCTCCCCGATCTATGCGCCGGGCACGCCCGGGTTCGAGGCCTACATGCGTGGCTACCACGATCATCAGGAGGGCAAGAGCAAGACGCAGGACGAGCTGGCGAAGGGCTTCAAGAAGCTGGAGCCGGTGACGTCCGGCACCCGGGTCACGCGCAGCCAGTTCAAGGCGCAGCAGGCTGCCGCGAAGAAACAGGCCGACAACGCCGAAGAGCGTTCGTCGCTGTTCCAGAAGAAAACCGGCAACGGTCCAGCGCCGGAAGCCGCTGAATGATCGTCGTCGGGATCGATCCCGGCATACAGGGCGCGGCTGCTGCGTTCTGCCCGAAGCGCGGCATGATCGTCGACGTTATCGATCTGCCGACGCTTATGGCTGGGAAGCGACGTGAGATTAATCTCACTGAGCTGTTTGGCTGGCTGCGTCGTCAGGGTACTGACAAGGTGATTCTGGAAAATGTTCATTCGATGCCCGGCGACGGTCACGTTGGTGCATTCCAGTTTGGCATGGCATTCGGTATGATCAGGGTGATATGCCGAGAGGCTGTCGGCAGCGCGCTTGAGATGGTCGAGCCGCAGGTGTGGAAGGCCTATTTCGATCTTGTGGGCTGCGACAAGGAAGCCTCGCGCCAGCTGGCATTACAGCTCTTTCCCATGCACGCCGCTCGCCTTGTGCGCAAGCAGGATCACCAGCGTGCCGAAGCTATGCTGATCGCGAAGTGGGGCGACCGACCGATCATCGGGAGGAACTGGTGATGAACCGCTGTTCGAGGTGTGGCGGCATTTTTGTGCACGGCGAGCCGTTGCGTGAGGTGAAGTTTATCACTGATGATGTGACGAGCATCGAGCATTTTTGCATCCAATGCGATGACGAGTTCGTATGGGGCATGTGGCCGGATGACTGGGGACCGCCACCACCCCCGCGTTTCGTGCGCGGTGCCGGACATGGATAATGCTCCTCGACGGTCTGCCCTATCATTATTTTGAGTGCATCCACAGCGACGTGCCGTGGGCGTTCGAGAGCTGGTCGGAGGCTGGCGAGGAGCGCAGCGCGCAGCAGCACTATGACTGCATGTCGCTGCACGAGATCATGCGGCTGCCGGTGGTCGCGCACGCCGCGCCCGACTGCCACCTGTTCTTCTGGTGCACTGGGCCGTTCATCGTCTCAGGCGCGCACGTCCCGATCATGCGGGCATGGGGGTTCGAGCCCAGCTCGGTCGCGTTCGTCTGGGTGAAGCTCAATGCGACGTGGCACCCGCGCTGGCTCGGCTACATTGACGATGCGATCACGTGGATGGGGCTCGGGCACACCACCCGGCAGAACGTAGAGCTGTGTTTATTGGGCCGCCGGGGCTCGCCAGAGCGGCTGTCGAAGGCGGTGCGGCAGGTGATCTTCGCCCCGCTCCGGGAGCACAGCCGGAAGCCTGACGAGGTCTACGGGCGCATTGAGTCATATTGTCGCGGTCCCCGTCTCGACCTGTTCGGACGCCGCAGCAGGCCGGGCTGGACGGTACGGGGGAACGAGGCGACCAAGTACGACCGGCAAACATCGGCGATCGCCGCTAATCGCCGGCAGTCATAGTCAACCGCTGGTGTACGAGGTGAGTGATTCGGCGCAAGCGCTTGATGTCGAGTCATATTTTGGGGGTGTAATAAAATATGAAGCTTGCATGACGGGCGACTCTTCGTCATGCTCAGAAATGCGAAAGGGATGGCTCGTTGATAGCGGCCATCCCTCTCTGAAACTGCTCACCGACCTGACTCGGGCCCAGTCCTGCCAAAGTACATAGCAGAACACCCCCCCAAAATCAAGGTCGGTTCCACCCCTCGCGTCGGGAAACGTACCCGATGCAGACCCGTGAGCTATGGGGGTGGCTGGCTGCTGACTAGGCTTCTTTGCCCTCGGGCATTGGCTCGTCCGACAGACCAGCACGGAAAGATATCGGACAGACCGACTGCTTGATGGCAGTCGGGCAGTCGCTGATGCCTCGACCATTCTGCCGGTTCGAGAATCAGACGACTGTGGAGGAGGGAGGAAGAGGCTTACCAAGTAAGAAAGAATCTAACAGTAGTAATAGTGGAAGGAGGGAAAATCCGGACGGGGGTCAATAGCATCCCAAGGCGGTTGAAGGCGCTAGGCTTCAAGAGTTATCGGCAATATCTGGCATCACCGCATTGGGCTGAGATCAAGCGACGGTTTTTCGAGCATCACCCGGAGAGGAAGTGCGCAGCCTGTAGCGCGACCGAGCGGCTGGCATTGCATCACAAGACCTACATCCGTCTTGGTCGGGAAAAGCTTCGTGACTTGGCGTTGCTCTGTGGTGATTGCCACAAGCTCGTCCACTCGTTGGGCTGGCATAACATGCACCGGATCACCGCCCACGTCATTCAGTCACACGGCATCATCACGCCGCCAAAAATCCCCAAACTGAAAAAATGGGAGAGCAACCCAACACCAACAATAACGAGAACGATCGTGAACGGAGCTGCGTCTCCATGGGAGAAAGCATGAGCATCACGGACGACGAACTGCCAGCCGGATACATCAGCGAGGAGGAGGAACAGCACCGCGACTATTTGCTGCAGGCCTGCCGGGTCGGCACGCTGCGCGCAAAGCTGATCGAGAGCGAGATCACCCGGATCGGCGTGGCCTTGAAAGGCCGCATGATCACCAGCGAGACGGCGGTGCAATGGCTGCGCGACGCCGATCTGCTGGACTATTTCATCGGATCACTGCCCGAGAGCATCGGGAAACTGTCATCATCACCAAGGGAGCGAGACCATGCGAGCATTGAGACCGGACCAGAGCGACGCGATGCAGCTGTTGAGGGAAGCGATGGGTCAAGGTCTCAAGCACGTGGTGATGCAGGCGCCGACCGGGTTCGGCAAGACGCTGCTGTCGGCGGAGGTGGTGAACAGCGCCCGGCGCAAAAACAAGAAGGTGCTGTTCACGGTGCCGGCGATCAGTCTGGTCGACCAGACGGTGGAAATGTTCTGGGGCCAAGGCATCACCGAGATCGGCGTGATGCAGGCCAATCATCAAATGACCGACTGGAATCAGCCGGTGCAGGTGGCAAGCGTACAGACGCTGCAGAACAGGCCAATGCCAGACGCTGATATCTGGCTGATCGACGAGGTGCACAAATGGTTCGATTTCTACGGCAACACGATGTGCGATCCAGCATGGGTGAACAAGCCAGTGATCGGTCTTAGTGCGACGCCATGGCGTAAGGGGCTCGGCAACTTCTTCGGCAAGCTGCTGCAGGCCTCGACGACGCAGGAGCTGATCGACAATGGGTTGTTGTCGGACTTCAAGGTGTTCTCGCCGAGCAAGCCTGATCTGGAAGGCGTGAGGGTGAGCTGCGGTGACTATGTCGAGGGTGAGCTGTCCCAGCGCATGCAGAACGTCAAGCTGGTCGCTGACATCATCGAGACGTGGCTGGAGCACGGGCGCGGCCGGCCGACGTTGTGCTTCGCAGTCGATCGAGCGCATGGCGCGTTGCTGACGCAACAGTTTGCGGCGCGCGGTGTGCGGGTGGCCTATCAGGATGCCAAAACGCCGGACGGTGATCGCACGAACAAGGAAACCAAGGAG